CCACTTTTCAAGTTCTTGACCAGCTTGTCCAGTAATTGCACCAGTTATATCGTATACAAGAACGTGAACTTCAGTTCCTTCAGGTGCAGCATCGAAGTTGCCTTGAACATCTGATGATGTAGCAGACCATGAAGCTGCATCAATGATGTATGCTCCAAGAGAATTACCAAGCTCACCCGCGTATTTTGCAAAAAGCAAACCAGGAAGAGCGGCGTCAGTAGTTGCAGGATATATCGATTCGAATGCTTCTTCATTTGCAATAAATGTAGGAGAACTAAATTCGGTTTCTTGCTCATCGAAAGTAAAGTTACTAGGATCAACACTAACTGCATTAGCAACATTACCGTCAGGACTAATACCAATAGTAGTATTAGCAATTACGTATCCAGTACCATCTGCAGTAGAAACAATAGCAGCAATCTCGTATTCAGCATCAACAAACAAACCATTAACTACAGTGCCGTCTGCACGAAACACTTGAAGATCATCTGTTGAAGCAGGAAATTCATCAAACAAAGAAACATCTGTGACACCTGCAGCGATCGCAAACTCTGGAGAACCAGCATTATCTGTTACGCTAATAGTAAAAGATACTGAAGTATCGTCACCACTTGTTGTGTAAACTGTAAGAACTTCACCATCAACGAAATCACCTGCTGGAGAAGCACCCGTAGCAGATGATGTAAATGTGACAGCAGTACCTGTTAGCACTACATCTGTAACGTCAACATCAGGAGATGCAACAGTATCGGTAACTGTAATTGATCCAGTAGGATCTTCAGGAAAATAAACAGGAGTATCGATAGTAGCTGTGCCAGTTGCAACCGTAAATGATACTGATTGACCTTGTACAGTAGCGGTATAAGAACCGTCACTCAATGTACTTGGATCAATATCAGTTAGTTGATAACCAGCAGTAGTTACTGCGCTATTAACATCAAAGCGTGGTTCAATAACTGCTCCAGTACCTTCACCATCAGTTTCAATGACGTGAAGACCAGTTGTAGCAGTAATGCCAGTACTAAATTCAGTTGGAACAGAATTGAGGGCAATGCCTTCAATACCTCCATTAAGAACTTCGTGTGTACCGGCAACGGCATTAAGCAATGCGCTATTCCCAGCTCGAACAACCTTTAGTGCATTGCCATACTTCAAAAATGAAGCAGCAGTCAAGAAAGATTGCGTGTGTGCAGCGTCTGGTGAACCAAATTTGCCAGCTAGTTCTTTTTCAGAACTTACTAGGCCAATTTCGTTTACTGGACCCCAACGGAAATACCCAGCAAATCCACCAATAGAGGTAGATACCGCAGGTATTACATTAGTCAAGTCGATTTCTTTAACCTCGACTCCAGGTGATACTTGAAAACCCATGTTTTTTCCTTTTTTTCAGTTATTATTGATTGATAAGTTGCATAATAAGATGTAATTCAAATCGGTTAGATTTCTATTTATACTAATCAATATTTAGAGATTTTTCCATGTATTCAAGTTATCAACCATATCATCATATATCTGTGTACTTTCGATCACTGGCTTGTCATCAATAATTCCAACAGGTACGATATCCTCCTCCATATTTTTTATTCTATCTTCATATAGCAAAGACTTTAAATCTCTATCAGATAAATCGCCAAACGCATCAGAAGAAATAAACCACGCAAACATAACTAGATTCATAACCAAATCATCATGATTTCCCACCGATGCGGAGTAACTATTTTTTCTAACCTCAAACGTTGATAGTTCATCAATAGTAGCGCTATCAACTAACTTTAATTTCTTTAATTCTATAATATCTTTTAAGTTTGAACATCCAATTCGCTTTACTCGCTTTGTCATCATTACTCCAATACCATCTGATTTAATTGATGATGAGACAAATGTATTTTCATACTCATAGTCATAATAGACATGATTACACACAACTTGTCCAGCATCATTGTTTTCAATTATAACTATAGCGTCATTATATAAAGATGCTATTTTTACAATGATATCAGGAAAAAGCATAGGGGATACCAAGTTATTTCTATATGTACAAACCTGAGTAAAACCATCCTCAGTCATTTTTATAATATTGAATGTTGAATAATCTTGTCCTCTACCTTTTGAAACATCAACTGTCATTATATAGCGATAACCATCTTTCGGTTGTTCGTAAACAAATACATCATTACGGACAGATACTGGATTTTGCGCCTTTAACTCTAATAATGTATTAGATGATATAAGAGTATTAGATGTTCCATGAAAAGAGTTGCCGAACTCCTGTTCAAATTGAAGCTCTGAAGTATTAGATACAGTTTGTTTTTTCCATTCTTCATCACGACCAGGAACATCCCACCAATCGACTCTAAATGCCTTAAACTCATTAGTACTTTGAACAGCGCCTTCATATAAGCGGTGAAATATATTACCAACACCATTTGCAGTTGATGTAATAATAACTTTTGTTTCTTTACCAGCCGAAACAACAGGATATGTCGACGTATAAAATTCAGCAGCATTCTCAACGAAAGCAAACTCATCAAGGAAAAGAAGATTGACAGATAGACCACGAATAGATGAACCAGAAGTAGCAGCTGCAACAATTTTCGTATTATTTGCGAATGTGATGTTACCCTTATTTAACGCCTTACATCCAGGTTGAAGAAAGAATGGAAGATTTTCGAGAGCGAGTGTAACACGTGATAGCATCTCTCTTGCTGTAGCTCCCTTATTTGCTAAAATCGCGATAGTCTTTTCAGGATGAAAAATCGCATACCATAAAATGTAAATGACGGTACTAATCGATTTTCCAGATTGCCGGCAAGCAAGAACAATAGAGAACCGATTATCGTTGAAATGCTTAAACATTTTTTCTTGATAATCATACGGCTTAAACGGAACTAAGCCCGAATCAAGTGAAATTACTTTGATGTATGTCTCAGCAAAGTAGATAGGATCTTTCATACACTTTACATATTCAGAAACTTCTTCCTGTGTAAAGCTGTCTTGAATACCATCCCTCTTGACTAATTGATTTCCAAGATATCCTTTATCAGCGTTAATCAATGTCATTACTCTTACTTAAGAATTTTTGTAGTTCAGTAGTAGAACCAACAAAGATCGCATTATTTGTGGTACTACCAGAAGCTGATGCTTTATGCTCTTCAGATTGTGTGAGTTCCTTTCTCTTCTTCTGAAGTGTGATCAATTGATCCATCATATCAGTAGTAGTCTTAAACATACCAGCAAGAACTTCGAATGCTCTTGGATGCTCAGTCTCACTTGCGAGAGCCATCATATTATCAATGGCTTCTTCTGCTTTAGAGATTAACTCTTTAATCTTATCCCTTGAATAAACGTAATCTTCCTCTGTATCAGCAACAATCTCAGTCTGAGCTACCTCAGTTTTTATCTTTTTTAATTGTTGTGGAAGGTTTGTTTCAAGTGCTGTTAAAATATCATCTTTAGTCTTCATCATCAAATCCAAACGTAGTGTTCGTAGTAAAATCATCACGAGTATCATCATCAGAACTTAACTCGGTTTTTACTCGATCAATAGGCGTGCTTGCTGTACCTTCAGTTGAGTTATTAAATAAGTCTGCGGTAACAACTCGAATAACTGGTTTACTAGTAACTCTACCAGTAAATCTAATTTTCATTTCAAAATCAAGTGTGTATACTACAGTTCTTCGAGTTGTAAAATCACCTTCAAAGTCATCTTCAATAGTTGTGCCAGTAAGAACAATTGGGACATCTACAGAATTTCCTTTACCATCCATATCCTTAATAGCAACAGTGTATTCAGGAACAAATGTAGGAAGAATTTGTTCAAATATTTGTAGTGCTTCGTCCTGTGTTTTAGCAAGAATATTCAATTGCATTCCAAGAGTGTATGGAACAGATTGGCGTAAAACACCTTTACTTAACTCTGTATTTGCTATATCGAATAACTTAACATTACTCTTATTCAAAGCAGAGGCAGAATCTCGATCAATTGAGGTAATTTCAAAACTCATTCTTGGCAATTTAATTGCCAATTTTTGATCTTCCAAATTGCTATCTTGTTGTATACGCGCAAGAAATTTACTTCTTGGTCCGTATGCCAATGGTACGCGAGTCTCGCTTGTACCTGGACGAACAATTTTCAAATTATTAAAAATAGTTCCAAAAACCGCTACAGACTTTTTTAATGTCTGATTATAGAAATGTACTCCATCTAACATATTATGTAATATCTACTTCTCCAAATGGGTTAAGTTCTGTAAAATCTATAAAGTTATTTCCAATTGATTCAAACTCTTCGTTGTTTGCAAATTTGTCATTTGTATCAATTGATGTAAATGTATCTTTTAGAGTGATAGGATAAGTTGCTCCTGATGTTGTACCAATTAAATCGCCAACCACACCATCAGTAATACTAAATGATATATTACTGCCATTGCTTGATTCAATGCCAACTACATCAACTTCATTATTTCGTACTTCAGCAATTTCTCCTGATATTGTAATAGCTGGACTTCCAGCAATTATTTGTGTAATATCTTCTCCAACAATAAACGAACCAGTTCCAGTTCCAAGAGTAAGAGCTGTGCGAGTAGCAAAGTTTGTTTCGAACGAATCAATATCTTCTATACCTGTGTCAATTGCTTCATCACCATATTCGAATAGCTCACACGTAAGTTTATACGTAGGCATATTTTGCAGTTGATAAAATGGTGTGTCACCATCAACATATCGAATTTCAAATAAACCTTTAACGAGAGGTAAGTAAATTAAATCACCTTCATTTGGTCGAATAAGATCATTCGCCTCATTACCAAATTTACCAATTAAATTATCCCAACGTTTACGTGATAAAACAAAACTAATTTGGTTTCGTACTTCTAATCCAAATTTACTTAAAAGATTGCCGTCGCCTTCGTAACCATCAACACTATCAACATACATTTCAATCATGTATGCTTCTCCGAATTTACTCAACTCTTCTTCATTGAAGATAGAACTTTCATTAACAATTGTTCTTGGTATATAATAACACTCATGCCCATATATACGAAGACTCTCTATAATAATATCTTCATATAGATCCTTCTCTCCTTGAGTACCATGAGAAAAATAAACGTTTCTTGGCATAATACATTAACCAACAAAAAAGTCAGTCGGTTTCTCATAAGTTAGTTGCATTGTTTCTTCAATCTTTTCAATATCTTGAGTAGCATCATCATAAATTTGGCGACCATTAAATGTAACTCCACCCGGCAATTGCATTCCTTCAAACTTAATAAGATTTGATCCCCACTGACGTTTAATGAGTGCAACAAGATATTTCTTTAAGAGCATATCATTGTAAATATCAGTATATGTATCAGGATCTAAAATTTCATGACCTTCAACAATGATATAAATTCCTTCTTCTAAATCATTGCCTTCGATATAAACTCTGTTTTGGTGCCTTGAAAATGTACTCTTTTGACTCATTCCATTAATCTTAAGATCAATAAGAGACATATATTGCTTAGTCATTTCGTAATCAATAAGAACTCCTGGATGGCGTAAGTTGTAAAGATCATTTAGGTGCATTTGATATTCAACTGAAAACATACCTGATTGTGAAGAACTAGCCATAATAGGCCAAACACTATTAACGAAAATCATTGAATCTGGAAGTGTAACATATCCATTCGTTACATCTTCAGCAGTAACTAAATGTTTACGATAGTTTCTCACAATTGAATCAGAGTGATACTCTTGATAAAATTGCATTGCTTCATCGACGCGATCTTCCAATTGATCCTCATCAACATTGATCTCAATCACAGGAGCTCCTAAAGCTCGTAGTGCATAATCGATTAATGTTTGTCTTGAATTTGGTTTAGCCATAATATCTATTTATATTAATACGTATGAGTAATAGTTGTCCCGCTAGATAATACATCTGTGTTGCCATCACCCCAACCAATTTTCTTATTCTTCTTCGATTGGAAGTATTAAATCGTTATCTTCAATGTATATTAGAAGTTCTTCTTTTGTATCAGCAATGACCATAATATGCGGGGATGATGTATAACCACTTACTTGTTTAATAGGCGATATTACCTCTTTTTGATTATGTATGAACCAAAACTGAATATCATCAGTCTGTTCATTACTTGGATTATCTATAATTTTATATGCCATAATTTTACCGTGTGTTTACCGTCCACCCCTTGCTTATTAAACTATTTTTTGCTGTGATACCAGTCGTAGTAGGAGCAGCATTAAGACCACCACCCAAATATAATACACCATTTGACGCTCCTGCATTATCAAAGGCAATCAATGTTCTATCAACTTCTGTAGATATTAAACGATTATTACTTAAATCACAACTGATTATTGATGCAGGAACCGCCCAGCCTGATGGTATACCGAACTCATTTTGGTATATCCAAAGTTTATTTAAATTGGTATATGATGTTAATGATGGCATATTCCCCGACATACCACATCCAGCAAGACCTATTTCCTCAATACTGGTGGGGAATGTAGGGAATGAACCACCCATATTTGAAAGACCTGCTGCAGTAACAATTCTTAAAGATGTAAATTCTGCTAAAGTATTATCGGGTATAGGTTCATCAATAGGGTTCCACCGGATTTGAATTTCTTCAATATTAGGTGGCATATATTGTTTAATATTACCATCTAATTCATTTTCAAGGACATTCATAATCCTCATATTTGTCGCTTGATTTACACCTATTACATTTGTAATATCGTGATTCCTAGCATGTAATATTTCGAGATTAGTTAAAGGAGTAAGATTAATAACACCACCGAGTTTTTGAGTACTAATAGATTTTAACTCCAAACTCGTTATATTAGCAGGATTTGTTAATGAAATTGCTGGCATAATTTTAAGCGATTATAAATTTAAGGTGTCACTGGGAATACTACTTCGCCGTTTTCATTAATACTATCCGTAAGGTCACGTAAGTCTTGGCGATAAGCCGCCCAAGCATCAATCTTGTCTTCAGGAACGGTAGTGTCGTTAAGTTGAGTCCAGTCGGATTCAGCCAATAAACGGTTACGCTCTGGACGTAACAATTCTTTTACAGTTTCGGGTTGTTCCCTCCATAGCTTTGCTTTGAATGTAATCAGGTCTCCTTCGATGAGAAAGAGAGGTTTGGTTGAAGATTCAACTTGCTCTGCCTGTTCGTCGGTAATCTCTACTACTTCCATACCTTCGGGAGTAGATTTAAACTCTTTATCCGATGTGCTAACGACTCTTCCTCTGGGGTTGATTAGTGAATATTTCATAAATTATTTATCCAGTTAAATTTTTGGTTAAGTTGCTCTGACAGCTGGCGACCTAATGTCTCGTGCCAGTCTTTCACTAAGGGTTTAATTTCTTGACGTATGATATGGTCTCCGTAGGGGAAGCCAACATCATACTCCTGAGTATATTGCTCTACGTTAGAAGTATTGTGGATGAATGGTTCTTCGCCTAGATACTCCCAGACCTTGTTCATTGTGTCTTGAGGGTTCTCCGTTAAGTCATCGGCGTGAACAAACATAAGCCTATTACCAAAGCGTTCCTTGGCTTCGTGCAAGCGTTCGATAGCAATTCCAATAGGAGGGCTTTGTAGCCAGCCGTTTACACGCTTTTCAATAGTCGTCCAGTTCTGCGGATTCTGTTGCTCAATACCGTTGAACACTTCTGGATGCTGTCTACGCTTCTTCTCCATACTGGACAAAACACCTCTAATGTCACGAACAGGAACAAGAACCTTAGCGTCTTCCCAGACCTTGAAGAGCTGGTCTAAGTGACCAATCCAAGAGCGGCACTTGTCCACCACTACGGGTCTGTCGGTAATGCTGTTGAAAGCATTCTCACAGCCAGCCTTGACGTAGTCCAGATACATAGGCTCAAGGACATTTTTTTTATCCACTGCCTTAGCCTCTTCGGTCTGAAAGACCTGTCGAGCGATATAACCTATTTCGTGCAAGGCACTAGTAGGCGTAGCGTGAACCTTTGGGTTCTGTGCAAGTAGATTACAGAGCAGCGTTGAGCAAGCTCGTGGAAGACCAGATACGAAGTGTAGTTGTTTACTCATATATTTTATTTATAATATATTTAAGTCTTTAAAAGTCAACTATAAATCGAAGACGACTGTCAAACCTCCATATGTAGTTCCGTATCCTGTTGCCCCCACTGGAACGTGAATTTCAGTAGCTAAAATACCGGGAAATACACTAGAACCTAAAGTTGGAGCGGTGGTAGCCAGACAGTTGATTGTAGCTAGACTTGTGCAGTAATAAAAACTACCACTACCAATCGAAGTAACACCATCTGGAAAAGTTATATCGGTAAGACTGGAACAGGATGCAAAAGAATAATTCCCAATCGATGTTACACTATCAGGAATAGTTATGCTGGTAAGACTTGGGCAATCACTGAAAGTACGAATGTTAATCGAAGTAACGCCATCTGGAATCGTAATGCTGTTTAGGCCTGTGGACTGAAAAGCATAATCCCCAATCGTAGTCACACTATCTGGAATCGTAATACTGGTCAGGGAACTGCAGCCACGGAAAACACGTTCGTTAATCGAAGTAACGTTATCTGGAATAGTTATGCTGGTAAGACTTAAGCAGTAATTAAAACAACCACTACCAATCGAAGTTACACCATCAGGAATAGTTATGCTGGTAAGACTTGCGCAACTCTTGAAAGCAAAATTACCAATCGAAGTTACACCATCAGGAATAGTTACACTAGTAAAGTTGCAGTGAGTAAATGCATAATTTCCAATAGAGGTCACGCTATCAGGAATAGTTATGCTGGTAAGACTTGCGCCGTTAAAAGAATGATCCTCAATCGAAGTAATTCCATCGGAAATCGTAATATTGGTCAGGGAACTGCAGCCACGGAATGCACTAGCTCCAATCGATGTTACACTATCTGGAATCGTAATACTGGACATATTGCAGCGATAAAAAGCATTACTACCAATCGAAGTTACACCATCACCAATAGTTATGCTGGCAAGAGATGTGCAGTAATTAAAAGCATCACTACCAATCGAAGTAACGCTATCTGGAATAGTTATGCTGGTAAGACTTGAGCAATTCCTGAAAATATTAGTACTAAGTGAAGTAATTCCATCGGGAATCGTAATATTGGTCAGGGAACTGCAGCTACGGAATGCACTAGCTCCAATCGATGTTACACTATTTGGAAGCTTAATAGTTGTTGGGCCCGAAGTGTCTTTGAATGCATTATCTCCAATCGTAGTCACACTATTTGGAATCGTAATAGATGTTAGGGCCGGAGTGTAAGTGAATGCATAACTACCAATAGAGGTCACATTGCTTCCAATGTAAACAGAAGTAAGATTGTACTCGTATAAAAACCCAGATGAGCTATCAATAGTCGTAAGGTCACGTGTCCGCTCTGTGCCAGATATGAAGTCTGTCGTGTAAGGGTATTCGACAATAGAATTAATATTACTTGCATTGGTTGCAATATCTGCTGTGTTAGTAGCAATGTTAGATGCGTTAGTACTGATTGCAGTATCAACATAATCCTTTGTAGTTAAGTGCGCGCCTGTGGTCGGTGTTGTTCCTGTGACATTTCCATCAACTACAATACCGTCTGACCTTACATCAAGCATTGCGTTATCATAACCAATCTTAATTGTTGAAGCGTCTTTATTATAGACGTTCTTACCAATTGCAATACAATCTGCATCTGTTTGA